GTTCTCTTCAGACGGATCATCACAAACAATTTCTTTTAATTCATTTTCTTGCCTAGCCAACTCTTGATCTATTTTTACATTTTCGTATTCACTTACTGTTGAGTCTGTAAAATCTCTTGAAACAAAATATATTACGATTTTTTCTATTTTGTATGGATCAATTAAACAATCATTATTATCTCTTGTTTCGAGAATAATGTTTAAATCATCCGCTATCGAAATATCAGTATCTATTCCTAAAGTTTTTGTCATCATTCCTCATTAAGTGTACATAAATGAAATTGATATGTTGTCTGGGCGTATTATTTGATAGTATTTTGTAATCACTAAATTTCCTGAATTATTTTCGTCATTAGTTGTAAAGATTATATCTAGAGAATTTATCTGTTTCACCGAAGACAGATATTTAATTAGATCCGTATCCCGCAGATCCCTATCGTATTCCCAATTATTAATGTCAAAAAATTCATTTATTTTCTTTTGAATGTTTTCTTTAATCTCTTGTTCAAATTTTCTATTTATTCTAGATACCGAAACCTCGACTGAAACATCTACTTCTAAAACCTCACCGTCTTTTATGCATATTATGTCTGTTATCATCTTTTTTTCTTCCATCATGTTTGCGAGATCTTTTTTTAATTCATCGGTAGCTTCTTGTAATTTTCCATTATCGGATCTTGCCAAAACATAAAGATTGATAACGTTTCCTGCACACCCATGATGCCTTAAAACAGCAATCGATTTTCCTATTTGGCCATGATACGGCGTCACAAACTGGTCGGCCAAAATCTTATAATCAAGACCAGTAACTGCCCTGTTTTGTGATCGTAAAAATGCTGGTAATTTTCTTCTTATGTCTTCAATCGTATCACCGTTATATCCAAAATCTCCTTTTGTATAATTTCTCAAAGTAACTTGAACATTAAAGTCTAATCCAAAAACGGGGGCTTGTTGTTGAGCTTGAACATAGCCTGTCACTATATTCCCAGCAGTCCCTCCACCTGTTCTTCCTTGTATTTCAATTCTTGAGCCTTTTGGTGGATTTAAGCCTGCTCTGTTATTGCCAAAAACAATATAAGCTCTGTAATCCGAATCAAATTCTACTCTGTATTCTCTTCTTGGTTGCGAGTCAGTGAAATATTCCACTTGTTCCCATAAGGCTCCGTCTACTTTAACTGATATAGAATCATAAATTACAGATGTTTTGTCTGTGGAATATGATTGCAAGTTCAAACCAGTTCCAATGTATTGTGTTGTAAAGGTTCTTCCCTCCAATCCTATTATGGAAGAGTTTGATGAAGATCCTGCTTGAATCACTATGTCTTGATCAAATATAGGTTTGTTGTCAGAATCTGCTGGAAACAATTCAATTGCTATAGGTCTGTCGTCTGCAACCACCTCAATTAACACGGGAGCGGGTATTATAACATCATTAAGTAAATTTTGATTGATCGTAGCAGTCCATAAAGATCTGGCCGGAATAGGTGGTGTTGGCTTAAATCCAACAAGTTTGCAAAGTCTAAAAGCGTTATCTGATTCTGTAACCGTGTCGATAAACAATTCGTTTACCATTTGGTCCATTTTAAAAGATAACGTGTCTGCAATGAACGCCCAGTTTTCTATAAGCATTATGGCTATAGAACCTTCTACCAAATCATTAAAAGTGTTGGGTAAAACAGTTCCGTTTTCTCCAAATCTTTCATTAATAAATTCGACTAATTTTGTTTTCAAAGACCAAAAATCTTGATTTGTATAGTTCAAGTTAAAAACTTGATCGTTTTTAATTGTTGATGATTGATTAAAAGGTTTTATTTCAAAAGGGCATTCTGCCATTCTATCCTCCCATTGGTATTTCTAATTTTAATTCTTCGACTTTCTGAATGTTATCAAAATTTGTGAATCGTATCGCAATTATCAATATGTGTCCCAAATCTTCTTGTGGGTCATCTTGATTTAACTTATCCGTTATGTCTTCTGTATTTTGAGTTAAAACTTGGATATCAGTAACGGCTATTCTTGGCTCCCAAGTTCTAATTGCATTGGCTACGACTTCTTTTACTGCATCTACTATTGTTGCGTCATTTGGTTCAAAAAAGAATTGCCTCAAAGGAGTGCCGAACTCAGGCAACATTACTCGTTCGCCGGGTTCTGTAAGTAGCAAGCACAGCAAGTCAGATTTTACCTGATTAACGCCAGACTGCGTTCTTAATAAACCTCTTGGGTGCTTAATTATTGGATATGGTGCTCCTAAAAAACTCATCCTGTAGCTCCTGGTAAAACGCCGTTAACACATGGACTCTTTCCTCCACATTTGCCCATGAAAGAGAATAACGATACGCAAGGTGCTTCAGGCGAGGCAGAAGCAAAAACTCTATCGCTCGCAACAACTCTTGCCCCATCCTCTCCGGGAAGCAAAACTAAAACTGGACCCACGCATGGTCCGCACTCTATTCCTTCTGGAGGCGGACAATCCTTGCCAGCAAGTAGAAATATGTATTTATCTGCCAAGAATACATGGATTTCTGCTTTATTAAAATAAAAATTACATGACCAATGCATTGAGTGCTGAGACACAGCAGTAAGCCAATTTCTTGGACCCAAACATCCGCCTGCACAAAAATCATCTTTTGGCGTTGTCTCTCCAACTCCAACTATCGTGTAATGATCTCCTTCTGTCATGCACATGTAATCGCCACCTGCGCGTATAAAAATATAACCGCAACTTGGGCTTTCTTGCATTCTTATAATGTGAGGTCCACAACAAGCATCATATTGTGGAGCCATAATTTGTATGAATTGTTCTTGGGTAACTTTTTGATGGTGATCATCACCCATATGAATTTCTAATCCATAACCACTTCTAATTTTTACAAACGCATCGGTCGCTTCATTTTTTGGAACGCCTCCCTCCGCCCTGTTTGGTCCGCACTGCTTATTATTTTCATCTATCATTTGTATCACATGATTAGATGTGCTTTGTAATTCTATTCCGCGTTTCGGACCAGCACGAGGTACTCCGCAACCACATCGACATCCCGGACATGCACAATCGCATGTTATGGTGTCATCATTCATCTCTATCTTATTGCCGGTTGCAGTTAATAACTTTATAAAGTTTTGATCTCCGCGCAAATGTGGCTTTTTTTCTATTTCGCTCAATTCTATTTTATGGCCATGACAAGACTTCCATACAGACTTTCCTTTAAATAAGTCTGTACATCCGTAGTCAAAAGGCTTTAATCCTTCTTCCCATTTATTGTCTCCACGAGGAGAGTCAACCTGATCATCCATCCAAAGAGTATGACCACTAAGTGATAAAATCTGTATGCCTGATTGAGGAAGAGTGACTTGATCGACTTTATTGTTTTGACAAGTACCCGGACCTCTAAAAGGACGACATTCTGATGCATTTTTAAAATATGGATTTGCACATGTGTTTGTCCAAGCTTTTAAACACAAATCTAAATTGCCCTTTAGATCAATCCAGTGACTAAAACCTTCTTTTCCGGGAATGACTGGCTCCACATCGCACCACATTGGAACTATTTTTCTTTCACCAGTCTCAGAATTTACTATTTCATTTGTTCTGGGTTGTTGTCCGTTAGAATGAGCCCATGGTTGTGGTCCCGCTTTTCTATCTTTCGAGCAATTCCAAACATCTTCTTTTGGCCACCAAACTAGTTTGTGGTCTTCAAGTGGTTCATTTCCTTGATTACAAGCACTTACGTCGCCACCACCGCCGCAGCATTTGGGATGAGCCCACTGTGCTGCTGGTCTCATGTGGTCATCTTTAAATATTAAATGATTTCCTTTGGCTGACTTTAATTCCATTCTTTGCCAACGGAAATTACATTTGTAATTTCCGTCAACCATTTTAATCATATGTTTTTGAGGAGTTTTCCATCCGTATATGTTTGGATATGTTGTTTTGTCTTGAGCCTTAAAATCATTTTCGTATTCGCTTATTGTGTTTATATCATATCCATTATAATTTTCTGTATTCCAAGGAGGAAAAACTTGCGTCTCGTTGGGTCCGACATAATATCCACCTCTATGGCCTCTATGAATTCGCTCATACTCAGGCACTGGATATCCCCATCCTTTACTTCTGTCTCTATCCCATGTTGTTCCTAAATAAAATGGCCATTGTCGATTGCCTGCTTCAAATATTAAACACAGTTTGGAGCCAGCGGGTGGAACCCATGTGCATCCACAATCATCAAATCCGCCTTGGGATGAAATTGGACTTGCCCAAGGAAGTGCCTTTACAGGCGTTTCTGGATTATGTTGGAGGGGACTAAAATACCTGACTCTGTTTTGTTTCCATGGATCTATTGTATCTATGCATATTGCCGTATGCATTCCGTACAAAACTTCTGTTTGGGCCGGGACTTTCCATCCAGTTTTAATTTCTGACTGGACAAAAGTTCTCATGTTATAGCCCAATTCTGAAAACCTTTCTTCTACTTGGGCCATTCTTTCATCTAAATTTGAAATTTGCTCCGGTATGCTGGAACTTGAATGTATTCTTCTTGAATTGTCTACCATTTATTAATTACCTTATTTAATTTAGTTAGCACGGGCAAACATTTTTCACGCTCACGCCGCCAGAACCATTGCCTCCCAATATTTCTGGGTGTGCGATTTCGATGCCCGGAGTAGGCAGGAATATTTTTAAAGTAGTAGTGTAGGATCCTTCTTTTATTGCATGATTCAAACCCATGACCACCCAACCTTTATTGCTTAAAACTTCGTTACATAATGGTTTGGCGAGCCAATCTCCACACCCCCCATTTGTGTTTCCAGATATATAAAAAGGATTAATTGCTATTATTCCTATAGTTTTCCCTAGCCATTCACTTATTACTATAAATTGTGGTCTTGGATCTCCAAGTATTTTTAATTCTGCTTTTATAGGATGAATATTAACGTCTGTGATTCTACTTGCTTTTAAATGTGCTTGTTGTGATTTATTTGTTTCAATTTGAGCTTCACCAGCAGCATAGCACTCTTTTGCCTGATCTGTCAGCGTTATTTCCTGCTGTAATCCGACGTTATATCCATGCGGATCTTCTTGGCAAGGCCATTTTGCATCTTCTTTCAAAGTTATGTCTGTTCTTTCTGTACTCTGTGTACTTCCGCCCGCAGCAAAACTACCATATCCTGCGACCCAATTAAAAGTGGGATTAAATTCTATTACTGGGCTACATTTTCCGCCGTTTACTATAAAACTTCCTATTGAAGAGGTACAAGCGGTTGCTCCTTCCCCTGGATTAGGCACTGGATCCTCTAGTATGATCAAGGTGTTTTTATCTAATGGATCTAATATCATTATTATCCCTTTTCCTAAAGGTGATCCATCATTAATTCTAAATGGCTCTATCCATTTAGATATTGTTGCATATCGACTTTCATTATCTGATTGCCATCTTGCTTTTGGTCCAAATTTTCCAAATTTATACCAATCAAAAATTCCTTTTCCGCATTCTAATTTTCCTGCCTTATTTCTTTTACAAAATCTTACATTAACTTGAGGCTCTATTGCAC